AGCAAACAAGTAAAGAATGGTTGCCAAAAGTTATATTATATTTTGTTATAGGCGCGTATCTTCTTACACGATGGGTTGAAGATCATGGGATAAAAATACTATGAAAACAGTAGTAAAAGCAGTTATTGCCGCAATAGTTATAATTTTGATTTCCTCAATAATATCAATGGTTATGCATTTGGCAGAATTTCATCCACATACAATGGTAACTCCATGCTAGATAAACTTGGTGCTAATGGTTATAGGCTCTTTGATGTTATTCTTGTAAGTGAGGCGCAATTACTTATTTCAGATTCACATGATATGTATCAAAGTGTAAGGTTACAAAAAAATGAAGTTATTGAATTGGCAAATGACTTTCTAAAATTAGCTGAGCGCATGAAATGAACTACGAAGAAATAGTAGATGCTGCACTGTCTTATGCAGATAGGTCAGATACTGGTACTGTAAGCAGAATAGGCACATTTTTGCGAATAGTTGAGTCAAGAGTCAATACTGTATTAACTGTGCAAAGTATGACAGCAACTGAGTCAATCACATTACAAGAGAATGTTGTGGATTATGGGCTTCCTGCTTCATATAAAGCTTTGGTAGATATTAAGTATACTGGTCCATCTATAAATAAATCTTTAACATTGTTGACTCCAGAAGAAATCGCCGCAGCTAAAGATGACCCCACTAATAATTCAGTATACGGTTATGCAATTATTGGCGGCACACTGACCTTAGCTTTTATACCTTCTGCAGATGATATAATTGATAATAACTTATCAATTATATTTTTTAAAAGACTGCCAGGACTAACCTCGGTAACAACAACAAACTGGTTATCAGAATTAAACCCAGAGTGCTATATTTTTGGGCTTTGTGTTGAAATATTCTCTTTTGTGAAAGATGCTGATGCTGCTATGCTATGGGAACAAAGATTTAATGATTCATTAGCAAAAATAGCTGATAATGATTATTTACATCATTGGTCTGGACAATCAATAACTACGAGGGTTGCATAATGGGGCTAGAGACAACGACCACAATTGCAGGATTAGTTGCAACTAATCCACTTGATGCTGACATGATTAGCTCAGGGGATGATCACCTACGATTGATAAAATCAGTATTAAAAACAGCATTTCCTGGTGAAGCTGCGGCAGGATTTGCGGTACCAATTACTGTATTTGAAGCCCAGCTAAACAATGTTATACCATTTGTTGACAATATTGCAGCGCTAAAAGCACAGCCAAAGCTAGGCCAAAGAGTCGTTGCTACACTGGGGTACTGGTCAGTACGTGATGGAGGGCATGGTATATACTGGTTAGATACAACTGATACTATATCAGTTGATAATGGGGGTACTCTACAAGCTTCTGCTGTCCAATATGTTGCAGGATCTGCAAATTCTGCGTCTGCTTTCGCCCATTGGGATGCTACTATTTCGTTATAAGTACATCCCCCCGCATCTATATTATGTAGAAATCCGACATTAGTAAATCGGATAATAAAGCCCCCTGTTATATTTACTTTATATACGTTTTGTGAAACGCCATTGCATTTTTTATTACAATCAATGATACCTAATTCGATAAAAGATTGTTTGTTATTTTCATATCTATCTAAGCCAATTTTTTTTCTGATTCATAAGCAACATAACGTCAGAATGTTTAATATTCATTAACTTAATGGTTGCGTTTCTGTATAAGGCAGTATATTCATCTTTTGCTCGTCTAATGGCGTATTCTTGAACACTATCCTTATCCGTAAGTATTTGCCATTTTACATAAGCGTATAATGCTTTTTCAGCTAACTTATTTATTCTAATTTCACTATCATCAGAAGCTAATCCGTCTGATATATATTCAACCATAATTACCTTACTCAAAGCATCGGAACTAAAATGGAATCCAGTACTTGTTGTGTTGAAATATCCATTAATGTTTTTAGACACATCTAATCCGAAATTAGTTTCTCTATTTGAGCCATGATAATGATTGCTTGCGTCAGTAAAACAATTTGGATCAAACTCGTAACTAATCAGATTTTGTTGACTTTCCAATTCAGCGTTCATTGTAGAGCCTTCTAAAATAAAACCATCTTGGTCGAATAATATGTTTGCGTCTTGGTCTTGTAGATAAGCAGGATATGTGTTTAAATCAGGATTTATACTCATAGGCAATAATTTTCCTGAAATTGGATGAACCCAAGAAACTCTTACATACTGGACAAAATCTGGTGGATATATAGCTGTTAATGTATCATTAAGTTCTAATTCGCACCCTTTTACCTCTCTTAAAACCCCGAAGTTAAATTCCTGTATTCCGTCTTTTATTAAAGCAACTACTTTTCGTCTAGGATGTTGCCCGATTAAAGTGCCGTCTCCTGTTTTGTTGTCCATAAATTTATTTACTAAATCTAATAAAGGGACATATTTATAACTACCTAAGTTTTCTTCATTTTCGTAATATTCCTGTGGTATAAGTGCGCTCATGGTTAAGATTGTGTTTGATTAATAATTGCACTTTCATTAGCTGTTGCTTGTGTAACATCAGCGTCTTTTAAACTTAATCCCATATAGCTTAGGACTTTTACAACAAATCTCTCGTACAAACTTTCATGTAAGTCGATGTCTTGTTTATCTGTAGCACTTGCGTTAAAAACCGCATTACCTCCTACAATTTCGTATGTCCACTTCGGAGCTTTTGGCTTTCTTAAATAAAGTAATTCAACATGATAACCAGTTGGAGCATCTGGGAAAACTTGGAAGTTGTCTCCTACTCTACAATATTCAGGAAAATTTATAGTTGGAGGATTAATATTAGAGTTTACGGCATAATTCAACTTTGTTTTTAAGTTCATTTCAATAGAAACTTTCTTTTTAGTTGAAGTATGTACTAACGATAAATCTATCGCTCTATATAAATCTGTTCCAATATATTTCCATAAACCACTTCCTGAATCATAAGTAAAATTACTTGGAGTAGAATAAATAGAATAAACATCGATTTGCTCCTCACGAATTTTCTTTAAATCTGCATATTGGTCGTTGGTTAATCTATTCCCTTTTTTGATTGTGTCAAAGTTGTCCGAATAAAAAAGACTTTCAAATATGGAGTTTTGCGCTAAATCACATAAAGAATCAAATTGACTTGGCTCTATTTGTCCATAGTTATTTTTCTTTAAAAGATATGAGGTAACGTTACGTACTCTGTTAATACTAAATGCCATAAGAAAAGTTTTAATTACACAAAGATAAAAAATAAACGACAACAAACGGATAAATATAAAAAATTAATTTTAGCTTTGTAATGTTAAATGATTTCGCAATCATCATTTTTTAAAGTTGTACAAAAAAAGCCTTACGTAATTGTAAGGCTTTTTTATTTATAAGTCAATAATTATCGCCAGAAGAAGATTAACTTATTTTGTAGCGAGAGGAGGATTCGAACCTCCGACCTTCGGATTATGAGTCCGACGAGCTGACCTACTGCTCTATCTCACGATTTAAAAAACAAATGTAAATAAAAAATCCGTAATAAAAAACTATTACGGATTTTTTTCTATTTCTGAGAAACTATCGAGTTCTACTTAAAAGATACTCGTAAATGTTTCTACCATCACTTGATTGGAAGAAACTGGCAATTTCATCAAACTCATTTTTGTTTCTATCAACAATTCCTCTAGCATCAGTCATTGTAGAAACCAATCCTGAGTAAACATTACCTTGCTCCATTGAAGCCAAAATACCTTCACGACCTTTGTAACCACCTGCTAATAAATCTCCAGTCCAATCTTCTGAATTGAAGTGAGCAAATTCACGAGCATTTCTAAAACGAGCTTCACAACCGTTTTTGTTCACATCGTACCATAAGTTACCTTTTGATCCATCAGGAGAAGTTACTGTAATCCAAGAATCTTGTGTTAAGTTAGTTCTGTTGTCAGAAACCATCTCTTTAACGATTGTTGGTCTTGCAGTAAATTGTTGGTAAGTTGTATTTAAAGATTCTTGCATACCTGCTGTTCCTTTTCCAAACTCACTAGTTCCTGTGTGTCCTACTAAAGCAGATGTTGCTAAAGTCCCCCATCCTGTTCCGTTACCACAAATAGCAGTAAAAGTAGTTGATGTTACAGCAGATATTCTACCTTTTTTCAATACTGAACCGTCTGAGTTCCATACTGTAAAGATTTCACCAACTCTAAAAGTATGATCCGCTAAAGTAAATACATCAGCTACTCTCGTAATTCCTGTACCTAATTGAGTTAATCTATCTTCTTCCATCCATGTCGCAACGTCAGATGCTAAAGCCATTTTCAATCCTTTACGCTCCATGAACGTATCTAATTGTTGACTTCCGTATCTTCCTTGAATTGTTTTGCTAATGAAAGCAGGAAGTTCGTTTCTAAAATAATTCATTTGGGATAAATCCAAATAATTTTGCGGAGTTGGTGTTTTAGTTACACTAGGATTTAACCTTACCGCTGGACTTGCTGAAATAGCCATAGTTTTTTGTTTTAATTGTTAAAAATAAATTTTCAACAAGTAAGAATCTATTTATTCTACTGAAAATGTATAACCAGTTTGAGATTGCGTTGGCGCACTTGTTGGGTTATCAGGTTGAATATTCTTTGAAAGTTTGTCGTCAGCTTCTACTTTATCTGCCACCCCTCTTAAATAGGCTTTATTAAGCTCTGATTTATAGTTTTTGGCAAAGTAAACAGCTTCTTGCAAACCTTCTTGGTCTTTCAAATTCCCTTTTTCGTCATAGAACGTATTTTCAAAATTACCAATATCAGATAGAAACTCTTTAGTTTCTTTAATGTTTTCAGGTTTAAATAAAACCTTATGAAAACCAGTTGCTTCACTACCTAATTCAACTTCAAAACCTTTGAAGTCTTCATTAAATCGAGCGTCTGTTTTAGAAAGAAACTCATTTCTAGCTGTTTGGTAAATAGCTGAATTTTCTTCTTGTCGTTTGTTAGATTCGTCGATAATCTTCTTAGCTTCTCTATACTCAATTGGAATGTGTTCGTCAGTACCACTAGCTACACTAAATTCTTCCTTACGTTTAGCGAAAAACTCTTTAGCTTTTCTTAAATCTTCTTTTGTGTCAATTCCTTTGTCTAAAATTTGATCTGCATCATCTTCTTCGTCTAAGTCATCAACACTATACTTTTTATCGTATAATCTTTCTCTTTCTTTTGCTGATAAATCAGGATTAGATAATCTGATATACTCTTTTAAAGTATTCTCAGGAGTTTCAGCGTCCCAATCTTTTTGAGTTTCTAAGAAATCATTGTAATTTTTATTACCAGTTTTTTCGTAAAACTCATTAAATGCTACAATTTCAGGAGCATATTTTTTTTGCTCTTTTGGAGTTAATGATTCATTAAATTCATCAACTGTCATTCCTTTAGATTTTGCAATAAACTCTAAAGCTAAATTTTCATCTAACTCTACATATTCATCTTCTACTTCTTCTTGTTCTAAATCGGCAGGGGTGTCGGAAACAATTTCTTTTTGAACGTCTGTCTCTACTTGTTTTATTTCGTCAGGAATAATTACGTCTTGTTGTGTTTGTTCCTGCTCAACTTCTTCACTTGCCATTGAAAAAGTAAAACTTTGCGTTTCTTGTTCTTGTGAACCTAAATCCGCATTTTCATTATTTTCTATTTCGTCTGCCATTTTATTTGATTTAATTAGATTTGTTTATTGTATTCTATCTATAATTAGCACTTTTTCTACTAATTAATGATTCTTTATCTTTTTTATCTAAATCTTGTTTAGAACCAGTATTTACATTATAAGCATTTGCGTTTTCTCCTCTTTGCTTATTTGTAATAGCTGTATGTCTTTCATTTTCTTTTAAAGCATCTTGTGTTGCTTTAGTTTCATTTCTTCCTTCGTAAATTGATTTTCCATCTGTGCCTATTATTTTAGTTGTTGATGGAGTTGTAACTACTTTTCTAACAAATATTTTAGGCGAAGCTACAGAAGTTTTTTTCTCAATTGTAATCCCTTGAACTTTATCATCTACAACATCTCCTTTTTTAGACTCAGTATTAGCTACGATTTTCTTTTTTACATCAGAATATCTTTTAGTTAATTCTAAATCTTTAGGTACTTTAACCATTATTTTCTTCTTTGGTTTTTCAGAATTTGTCATAAAATCATTGTTTAATAGGTAATTACGATACAAATATAAAAAAATTATCCGACAACAAACGGCTTTTTAATAAAATTTTATTCATTGACTTCAAATACATTCATTTCTTCATCTTCTGCTTTAAAATCTACTGCATCTTTATCTTTAGATCTTTGTTCAGTAATCCTACTATGGATATTACCTTGTTCTAAAATGTTTTCTTTTTTAGCTCTTTCAGTTTTATCCGCAACTTCTACTTTTCCTTCATTAGCTACATGTTGAAGATTAATTGAGTTTTCTCCTTTTACTCCTTCAGTAAGTCTATCTTGTTCTCCTTTTGCTTCTTCTTTTTTAATAGCCCAACCTCCTATAATATTTGCTTCGGCAGTTTTTGCTTGAAGTTCAAGAGAAATAGTTTCTTGTTTAGCTTTTTCTGATTCTTGGCTTGCTCTGATATTTTCGTCTGCTTGCTGTTTGAATTTTATAGCGTCTTGTTCCTCTTTTTTCTTAGAAGCTTTTTCAATTACGATAGCCAAGTATGCAATTGCTTGTTTGAATATTCGAATGTTTTTTACTTTGTATTTATCTGCTAAGGTGATATATCCTTTTTCAACCGCATCTGATAAATCTTGATCCAACATTGCTTTTTCTTCATCATCTTGTTCTAAATATAAGTTTAGGGCAAAATCTGATAAATGTAAATTAGCAATAGATTCTAAATCCTCAACTGCTGTTGCTCCAATTTTTCTAATTAAATCGGCTTTTAAACTTGGGTAGTATTTTAGAATATCTTGTATTCTGTACAATACACTTTTGGCTGTTTCTAAAGTAACATAACCTGCTCCTTTTAAAATATGTCTAGTGGCAAGGTTTGAGTTTAGAGAAGCAAGTTTTCCTATTCCTACTAAACTGTCTTTGTCTGGATTGGAAGCGTCTGAATATTGGTTTAATCCGATTACATCTGTTAATTGAGTTAAGTAGTTTAAACTTTCGTTTCTTAATGCTGTTAGTTTTCCAACGCTATCTCCAGTTTTAACTTCCATAAATGGTTTTTGAGCATTGTTGAAATCTCCTGTTTGTCCGTAACTTCTATAAAAGAACGAACCTTTTTGAAGATACATATTAAGAGTTTCCTGAGCATCATTTACTTTTCCTGCCCCTAAATCTACTTCAGCAATAGCATCTAAATCAATAGCGATTCCATCAGGAGTAATTCCTTGAATAATTTGCTCTGCTTTTAACTCAACAATATTTCTTAAATCTTCAATTGGAATCATTCTTTCAACTAAGCTGAAAATCTTTCCGTCTTGGTAGTTTGGGGCAATGATATTGTATTGTTCACATACTTTTTGAGTATTTGAGTTTGGACGAGCCATACTTTTAGCAAGTTCCCATTTTAATAAAATATTTGTACCAATAACCATTACTCCTTCAAAAAGAACTTCTTCTACTTTAGAAACTCTTTTGAAATCATTTTTCTTTCCTTTTTTGATTAACTCAGTTTCGTCGAAATTTGCATCTGCTTTAGACACAATTTTTTCTCCAGTAGATTTCTCTTTGATCTTATTGTAATAATCACGAGTAGTTCTATATGTAAATCTTAAAATGTGAGCGTGTCCTTTTAGTGATTGATTATATCCTTGATATTGCGACCACCATACACTTTGATCTACTAATTGTTGTTTTATGTGGTCGTTTTCAGATTTACATAAATCAGGAAATTCCATTAATAAATCAGAAACTAATACTTCCTCATAATGTCCTTTGTAAAAACAATCTCTAAAATAAGGATCTTTAGTTTTAGAGTAAACCATGTCTTTTACGTCAACTCTTTTTAAAGTAATTCCTTTTGCGTTATGAAATCTATTCTCTACACAAGCAATTCCGTCCACAACTAAATCTCTTTTAACTTGTCTATCGGTAGTTAAATCAAACATATTTTCTTCAAATACAGAAGCTATTCCAATTTGAGCAGAAAGTTCACAAGATGGCTTCCATTCCATTTGTAAATGTAGATTTAATTCGTCGTCAGTTTCCGGCAACTTATCTGTTGGCATTGTTCCAATATCAATTCCAAACTTCTCTTTAGATAATTCAATTATTTCTTTGGAGTTCATATCGTCTTTGATTTGCTTACGATACGCTTGCTTATTTTTCTGAGAAACAGGATCAATCGCATTTGCCTCAATAGAATATCCTCTATCACACATTCCATTTACTACTAAATCTACTAATTTTGGGATAGTAGTTAGGGGTTTTGCAGAAAGATTAAGTAATGAAACGTCTCCATTTGTTCCTAGTTTTGGATAGTATTGACGCATATCAATATTTCCATTAGCGTAGTTTCTTCTTTTTTGGAACTCTAATTGATTTCCGTATAATCTGCAAGTTCCTGAGCCTACTCGATGAAACCATTCTGTAGAAATAGCTGTACCAACTGAAAGTCCAAATGAAGGTTTTACTTTTTCATCATAAGATTCTAATTGGTCTGGAAACTTTACGCTTGCTGATATTTCAAATTTACTTTCTTGCATTTTTTAATTGGTATAACGATGTAGTTTTAATACAACTGGTTTTCTTTCTTGTTCTTTTGGAGCGTATGCTTTTCTGTTTAATCCCATTAAAGCATATCCGGAAGCGATTGTAATATCAAATTTTTCCCTTTTTGAAATATTGAATTTTGCCCAATCTTTTAATGTTCTGTCAAAAGGCATACTTCCTATTTCTCCTTCGTTTCTTATAGCGTGGACACTTTGTCCCTGATTATATTTTCCAACATATTTTAAAATGTAAGATTCAATCCCTGTTGCGTGTGATGTAATAACGTCCTGAGAAGAAGAAGGTATTCCCCCTAATAGTTTTTCGTCATTAGATAATCTGTTTGTTGCCTTATCAAATCTGGTAAGTGAAAATCCACGATAACCTCTATTTTTAAAATGGTGTAACATACGTGGTTTGTTATTTTCAATAAGTATTGGCATACCATAAAAAACACAAGCCATTAATGCGTCTTCATAAAATATTTCTGCTTCTTCTGGTCTTGTAAGATATTCAAGGAAAAAGAAATTACTTGGCACATTCTGCATAGTAGTTCCGGTAACTCCTGATAAAGCTCCTCTTGAACCTCCTGAGTGTTCTAATCCATTTTCTGTATTCTCTAAAACTGAATCATTTGTAGCGTTCATATCATAGTTATCTGCTCCTAAACAACCAATATCGTCATTCATTGGATGATAACTCATTCCTCCCCAAATGTTTCTTCTCATTTCAAATTGATTGCTTTTAAAATCAATTTCATTCGGAAGCCATGACAATAAAAATCTGCCTGTTGGATTAGGATTCCAAATAACTCTTGTATCTTGTATTCCGTTTTCCCATGAAAAGTTTCCACGAACTAATGTTCTTTTAATATCGTAATCTGAATTATAATCTATTTGGTCGTTTATCTTCTGTTGGTCGAAAGCAGAATCTACGGCTTCATCTCTAAAAGCATCTTGTTTTGTAATTGGGTCTAAACGTCTTGCGTTCCAATAAAACTTATCCCCTAATAACTTAGCAGATTTAAACTCATTTTCTAAGTATTGTAAAGAACCTATTTTTTGTCTTACCCCACTTGCGTTAATAAATGTTTCTCCTTCTGGAACTGTAATATGACAAACTCCAAATTTATCTGTATAATCTTCCATGTTTTTGTGAGCAGGAAGGAAATAAGAATATAATCCGGTAATAGTTCTGTCGTTGTCGTTTCGCTTTAATACATTTGAACCTTTCTCTAAAGTTTCAAATTGCGAACCTCCTTTGTCTTTTGGATTTAAAGTTGAACCCATAAAAGTTTTACCAACTACTTTACCTCCTTGAACCATTGTAGGCTTAACATTCGCCCAATGATCCTCTATGTTATTTGGACGCTCCCATTTTGCAGATTCATCCGATAAGTACATTGTTAGTTTATTAGAGTCATAAGCAAGCGTTGCTGTTGCTCTAAAATCCACTAATGTATTTAGATAATCTTTTGTTGAAGTATCTTT